GAGAGCTGGCAGCAGGAGCTGGAGGGCATCCTCAAGGATTATCCCGGCATTGATGTGAAGGCTTCCCTTCAGAAGCCTCAGCTGCGTGCCCTTATCAAGGCAGGACTGAGCTTCCGCGAGGCATTTGAAGCGGCAAACCTTGATGAGATCAGGGAATATATCGCGGCGAACGCCGAAAAGGCACTTATGGACAAGCTGGCCGCATCGTCGGCAAGGGTCAGAGAGAACGGCATTGCCGCATCCAAGTCCTCGCCCTTCACGGTGGGCAGCGAGGGCATGAGCAAAAGCGACCGTGAGGACATCGTTAAGCGTGTTCTCAGGGGCGAAGAGATCAGACTTTGATTTTATTATATAAAGGAGTGTGTGAATGAGCAGTTATATCAACACAACAGAAGGCCTTTCGGCCGAAATGAGGACCTTTTACAGCGATTATCTCATTGATAATGCTGTGCCCAAGCTGGTGCACGACCAGTTCGGACAGAAGCATCCCATTCCCAAAAACGGCGGCAGAACCATCCAGTTCCGCAAATACAGCCCCCTCGCCAAGGCAATGACACCCCTCACCGAGGGCGTTACTCCCGACGGACAGAAGCTCAACGTCACTACAGTTGAGGCCACAGTCCGACAGTACGGCAGATTTATCGAGATGAGCGATATGCTTATCCTTACAGCCGTCGACAACAACATCATTCAGGCCACAAAGCTTCTGGGCAACCAGGCCGGCGCCACCCTTGACGCCATCACAAGAGAGGTGCTGTCGGGCGGCACCAACGTCCAGTATGCCGAGGGCCAGGTGGCGGCCCGCCACAAGCTGGTGGGCGGCAAGAGCGAGGGCAACCACTATATGACGGTGGACGCCATCCGCCTTGCGGCGCGATACCTCAAGACTCAGAATGCCGAAAAGATCAATGGCAGCTATGTTGCCATCATCCATCCCGATATCTCCTATGATCTGATGAACGACCCCCAGTGGCAGAATGTCAAGACCTACTGCGACCCCAAGGATATGTATGAGGGCGAGGTAGGCAGGATCGCCGGCGTCAGATTTGTAGAGACCACCGAGGCCAAGATCTTCAGAGGCGCCGACCTGCTTAAAAACAAGAGAAACCTGACCGTCAAGGTGGCATCGTCCACCGGTTCCACATCGGTGACCCTTCAGGAGGCCCTCAGCGAGGAGGAGGCCGAGGCGCTCAAGGGAAGATACATCATTATTGCAGGCAAGAAGTTCATGGTCCGCTCGGCCAATGCCGGCACATCGGGCACGGCTACCCTCAGCCTCGATTCGGCAGCGGTCCAGTCGGCCGGTGATATCATCTATCCCGGCGAGGGCGGCGCCGAGGGTCGCGCAGTCTATTCCACCCTTATTCTGGGCGAGAATGCCTATGGCGTCACCGAGATCGAGGGCGGCGGCCTCAGACATATCGTCAAGCAGCTGGGCTCTTCGGGCACAGCCGACCCCCTTGACCAGAGAGGCAGCTGCGGTTGGAAGGCCACACGCACAGCCGAACGTCTTGTGGAGTCTTTCATGATCAGACTGGAGACCTGCTCGACCTTTGACGGCGAAGCAAACTAAGGAGGGAAGACAATGAACGAAAAGGATTATCTTGAGGAATATGTGCCCGTAAGGCTTTTTAAGGACAAGGAGAAATATTCCGACGATGTCTTCGTTGCGGTCAACGGCGAAGGCTGCCTTATCAGACGCGGCGAGACGGTTATGATCAAGCGCAAGTTTGCCGAGGTGCTGGAGCAGTCGGACCGCCAGGATCTTTATGCCGCGGGCCTGATGGCCGTCGCGGAAGACAGCGAAGACTAAGCCATGAGCAGCATCAGGCTCTATGGCGGAGCAAGAGATAAGCTGCCGAAGCTGAGCGAACGCGAGCCGGGCTTCTGCACCGACACGGGCGAGCTCTTTGTGGGCACGGGGGAGGGAAACCTCCTTCTTGCCTCGGGCAGCGGAGTCATGGCAGTGGAAATGGGCGGGCCGGTGTGCATCACGAGAGATGGAACGCGCATACCGCTTGCAGCAAAGGGCGCCGCTGTGGCCGATGTGCCTGAGGCAGCAGGGCTTAATGAAGTGATCGGCGCTCTGAACGGCCTTATTGCCGTTCTCAGGGCGTCGGGAGCATTGGAGGAGTGATATTGAGAGAGATCTATGTTGAAATAAACGGGCAGTTCATTGAGAAAAGCTCGAAATACGGCGGAGTCGTGGGCGAAGGCAACGTTACAAAGATGCGCATCGTCTTTGACGGCAGCTGGGAGGGCTATGGCAAGCGCATCATCTGGCGTAATGCGCTGGGGCTCGACCCGGTGGCAGTAGTTCTGGGATATGACCGGATGACGGGAGAAAACACTCCCCTTGACTACACGGTGCTCATCCCTCCCGAGCCTCTTAAGGAGGCCGGATGGTGCTCCTTTACGATCGAGGGATATTCGGAGGAGGACGGCATCATTGCGGTGGCCTTTACCGTGAGCGACCGGCTGGAGGTAAAGGAGGGCGGCTTCGGCACCCCTGCCGAGCCTACGCCCTCGCAGACCCTTCAGCTGCAGTATGAGATCGACGGGATGATCGACGAGGTGTCGCAGGAGGCGGTTTCGGCCCGCGACAGCGCCGACAGAGCCGAGCGGGCTGCCGAGGGGCTGGAATCGGCCGAAAAATCGGCCTACGAGAGCGCGCAGACGGCCATGCTCATGGCGGCTCAGGCCGAATACTGGGCAGGACAGACCCAGGCCTCGGTCACCGGCGGTGTGGTGACCTTTAACAACCGAAGTGGAAATGTGGTGCCTCAGTCAGGTGACTATACCGCCGACATGGTGGGAGCCGAGCCTAAGGGCGCGGTTTCGGCCCATACATCGGCCGACAACCCTCACGGCATCACGGCGGATACCATAGGAGCGGCTGCTGCATCCCATAGCCACAGCGCGGCCGACATCACAGCTGGTACGCTGGCGGGAAAGACTTTGGCAAACGCCTCGGCGCAGGCCGATCTTGCCGCCATGCAGGTGAGAAACATCTCGGCAGGCACAGCTGTGCTGACTCCGGGAGAATCAAGCCTTGCGGCAGGGCAGATATATCTTGTCTATGAGGAATAGCGTTTATGGCTAAGGGGTTTTATATTGGCGGCGGAGCCGCCCTCAAGGGCAGGAAGATGTTTGTGGGCCGCAGAAAAAGCATAATGGGCCTTGAGCTCGAGCAGAGCCGCTATGAAGAGAAGTTTGATGCATCGCAGTATTTTGCCGCGTGGCAGATGGGGCCGGTAGACACCGAAAAGGGAGTTCTTCTGGAGCCCGACATGAACAAGCTTTATGCCGATAACATCATCAGCAGCCCCGGCTCTTTTACCGGATGGTGGCTGGAGGGAGCGGGCGACATATATTATCAGTTCCACAGCGTGGAGCAGGAGTATTTCACTTCCGATTCCCACATATTCCTCGTCAGCCGATACAGGCTCACCGTGACAAGAAGCGAGACGGCGCGAAGGGTGGTAAAGGGATATATAGGTGATGAAAATGGCGTTGCCCGCCTCTTCTACAGCGGAGGCGAGGTGGAATATTACGGCAGAGCACAGGATCTGAGCGCTGCGAGGACCAAGGGCGCGGCGGCATCAAACAATAGCTATGCCGTTTATGGCGGCGGCTTGGGTGCACCCTCTGTTGTGGATGCCTATGGCAGGACCCTTACCAGAGTGAGCGCCGAGCCTCTTGCCGAAGGACGATACAGCCTTGCGGCAGCGGCTGTGGGCGATGTCCTGCTGTTTGCCGGCGGACGAAATGATGATGGAGCCTCGGGCAGCGTGGAGGGCTATGATAGTGACCTTTCAAAGGTGAACTGCGAGGGCCTTTCGAGGGCACGATATGACCTTGCCGGGGCATCGAACGGCAGCTTTGCCCTTTTTGCCGGTGGCACCAATGAGGATCAGGAGAACTTCAGACTGGTGCAGAGCTATGACTCGAGCCTGACAAGGGGCAGCGCAGAGTCGCTTGATACATACAAGTGGGGTTTGGTCGGCGTGTCGAGTGAGGGACTTGCCATTTTTGCAGGCGGCTCGACCAACCAGGGCGAAAGCTATGGCGATACCCTTATGGAGGCCTATGACTCGAGCCTTACCAGAACGACCGCCGACATCGGCAGGGTGTTTATCCGCGGCGCAGGAACATGCCACGGCGAGCTTATCCTGCTGGCCGGAGGGCGAAGCGGAGCATGGTCTTCGAATGCGGGGCGAACAGCAGCGGTGCAGGCATTTGACAAAAGCCTGACCCTGCTTGGGACATACGAGCTCAGCGATGCCCGCGACGAGCTGGCGGGAACCTCGGTGGAGGGATATGCCCTTTTTGCCGGAGGCGAGAACCTGACCGATGACGGAGTGATCCCGCGATGGGGAAAGACGGTCAATATTTTTGACGAGTCGATGACACGTACCCTCGGCACCCCTCTTGAGCGGTATCATAAGCAGCTTGCGGGGGCCTCGATCGGAGATTTTGCCCTCTTTATGGGAGGAGTCGCTATGGATACGGTCACGCTCGAGAGCTCGTCGGGCGATCATAACAGCGCGGCGGTGTACGCATGGAATATTTAAGATAAAGGAGAGAGAAATATGGGTAAATATGCTGTTTGGAACAAGCAGGACGACATCATCACCCCCCGCGGCGAGGTCTTTTCGGCCAACCAGTGGATGACCCGTTACCCCGTGGCACAGCTTGAAGATATTACGATCGTCTGCGGCGGCGGAGTGGTTAACGGATCCTTCTTCGGCATTCTGGGGCAGATGGTGGATATGTATGAGAAGATGGGAGCCGATTTTTCGGCCTGCACATCGGATGAGGATAAGCTGGCGGTTATCGAAGCATTTGAGGATACGCAAAACGCACCCTCGGGCCTGCCGACAGCCGAAGAGAGGCAGGCGGCCGCACTTGAGGCCATCGCCTCGGGCGCCACATCGGAGAACGCGGCGGCAATGGATGCACTGCTGGGAGAGGAGGAAAATATATGAATAACAGGGTATATAAGGCAAGGCAGCTGAGGCGTGCCCTTCAGCTTTGGGCCTCGACCCTTGAGGACGAGAGCCTGATGATGGAGATAGCCGACATCTATCCCGGATGGCGCGGCAATAGCCGCAGCTATAAGGCGGGCGATATCGTTGCCTGGGGCGAAAATGACGACGGCGAAACACAGCTTTATACAGTTTTGCAGGATCACGTTTCTCAGGACGGATGGAGCCCCGAGAAAGCTCCCTCGCTGTTTAAGAAGGTGGGCTTTACCGACAGCGGCATCGCGCTGTGGACGCAGCCGCTGGGCGCCTCCGACAGCTATGAGGTCGGCGATATCGTGTGGCACGGGCATATAACATGGGTGTCGGACGTCGACGGCAATGTGTGGGAACCCGGTGTCTATGGCTGGACGGCGGTGGAGTGAGAGCATGAGTGAGATCATTGTGGCGCTCATCACCGGAGGCATGACGCTGGCCGGAGTGCTTATCGCCAACGGACGAACACAGGCCGTGACGGCAGCCAAGCTTGACGAGCTGACGCGCGAGGTGCGCGAGCATAACGGATTCGCCAGGAGAATGCCGGTGGTGGAGGAGCAGATCAAGGTCATAAATCACCGCATAGCCGATCTTGAAAACAAATAATATTTAATGAAGGGAGGAGTGCTGATGGATATCAGAAACAAGCTTATGAGCCGCAAGTTCTGGGCGGCTGCGGCAGGAGTGGTGTCGGGCCTTGCGATGGTGTTCGGCCTTGACGAGGGCATTGTGAACACTGTGTCGGGCGCGGTGGTGTCGATGGCGTCGGTCATAACATATATCATTACCGAGGGCAGCATCGACAAAGCGGCGGCAGGCAGAGATGAGTAGGGATATTTCGCTGCTGCATCCCGAGCTGAGAGAGATCTGCCGCAGATTCCTTGCCGAGTGTGCCGCTCAGGGCCTTAAGGCCGCGGTAGCCGACGGCTTCAGGACTAAAGCCGAGCAGGATGCCCTTTATGCCCAGGGCAGAACGGCGCCGG